AGATGGTAACGCGCACAACTTTGAGATAGACATACCCGCGCTAGTGCCTGTTACATGGGCATTTAGGGGCATCGTTACGCAATGGGCACCGGGCGCGGGGCCGATAGATGGCAAGCTAACGGCAGACTTTATTATTAAGACTACTGGCGAGCCAGCACTAGAAAGCTAACACACTACTAACACAAGGGGTAAACAATGACAGAGGAAACAAGCGGAGACGTACCAGAGGTAGAGGAAGCGCAGAGAGTTATACAAACGGGTAATCTGCGTTCCCTTATCCTAGCCGCAGTAGACGTACCGGAGGAAGTGCTAGACGTACCCGAATGGGGTACTAGCATTACTGTACGCGGTCTAACAGGAAAACAGCGCGACGCATTCGAGGCGGAAGTCTTTGTTATCAGAGGTTCAGGTAAGCAAGTTAAGAGCGAGTATCATAGGATAAATATTCGCGCTAGACTGGTAAGCCTATCAATCGTAGACCCTGTTACTAAAGAGCGAGTATTTACCGATGCAGATATTGAGACACTAGGCGACAAATCCGCAGTAGTCCTAGACCGAATATTTGAGGTAGCGCAGCGGCTAGCCGGTATGCGCGACGAGGATATAGAGGAGCTAGAAAAAAACTAACGGAGCGGCCAGACTTACAATTTCAATTCCGTCTAGCCGCGCACTTAGGAATAACAAGAAACGAGCTAATGAATCGACTATCAGCGGAGGAGCTTATACAGTGGCAGATATTCGCAACGAGAGAGCCACTACTAGCGGAGCGAATAGATATAGGTATAGCTCGGTTAATACACGTACTGATAGCGATTAACAGCGATAAGAAATCTAAGCGGAGGAAATGGACAGACTTTCTAATCAAATGGTGGCCTAGTAAACAAAAGACGCCAGAGGAGTTAGTAGAGGAGCTAATAGACGCAACGCTAGCCATGAACGGCACGGTAGCGCCAGAGATACTAGAACAATATGAGTACGATACTAGGCGTTTTTAAGTTTAAGTTTGAGGGAGATAATAAAGACCTTAACAAGTCGATAGACGATAGCGAGAAAAAGGGGAGTAGTCTAGGTAAGACGCTCGGTAGTATTGGGAAGATAGCAGGCGGGGTAGCTTTAGGCGCAGGCATAACAGCGGCACCGGGCTACTTAATGGATGCAGCGCGAGCGGCGGCAGAGGATGAAGCAGCGACAATACGCCTAGATTTATCACTCAGTAACTTAGCAGAAGCTAGCGGTACTGGCGCAGCCGGGTTAGCCGAGATGCAAGATAGCATGGGCGGGCTAATAGACGCGGGGCAGAAGCTAGCATTTAGCGACGATGAAGTAAGGGACGGTATGCAATTTCTCATAGCCGCTACTGGCGACTATGACGAATCAGCGCGACGCATGGCGGCAGCGCAAGACCTTGCAAGAGGAGCTAATATACCGCTAGCTCAAGCTACTAAGATGCTAGGCAAGATGAACGAGGAGAACGTAGAGGTATTCAAGAAATTGGGTATCACTATGGGAGATAATGCCACAGAAGCCGAGGCACTAGCGGCGGTACAAGCTAAGTTTGGTGGACAGGCGGAAGCCTACGCGAACTCTACAGCGGGCCAGTTTGCCCAAAGTGAGTTAGCTATGGCCGAGCTACAAGAGACGATAGGTACCGCGCTACTGCCCGTTATGGCAGCACTAGGCGGAATATTAGTAGATGTAGTTATACCGGCATTCGGTCTGTTAACGCCTGTTATGACGCTAATTGGAGAGGGGCTAGGATTCCTTGCGGGCCACCTAGAGATAGTGATACCCGCGCTAGCAATGGGGCTAGTGCCAGTTATTATTATGGTTATTCCACTACTGTACGCTAAAGCGGCGGCATGGTGGCTAGTCGCTACTGCGATGATTGCGGCCAACCTACCGATAATCCTACTCATTGCCGCATTTGTAGCAGTAGGTATAGGTATTGGTCTACTTATCAAGTATTGGGATGATATAGTAGAAGTGATACCCGCGCTAGGAATAGCAGTAGACGCAGTTAAGCAAGTATGGATAGACTTTGTAGCATGGATTAAAGACCCGCTAATTCCCGCGCTAATATCCGTATACGAGACAGTAGCTAAGGTAGCGCAAGATGTATACGACATTATTAAGGTAGTGTGGGATAAGATAGAGCCGCTGGTAATGTTCTATGTTGGGGCGTGGCTAGCCGTTATCGAGCTAGGATGGAACGCTATGAAGATATACATAGAGACGGTACTAGGCGTAATCAAAGGCTTAGTAGATGTATTCATGGGCGTCTTTACTGGCGATTGGGATAGGGCATGGAGTGGCGTTAAGCAGATATTTAGCTCGGTATGGGATGGTATTAAGGCTATCGTTGGGCTAGCTATTGACTTCCTACTAACGCAGATGGTACCCCGTATGCTTACTGCCGCCAAAGCTCTAGGTACTGCACTTAAAGATGGTATAGTAGCAGGCATTAAAGGTATCCTAGGGAATGTAGGCGAGATAGGCGACGCGCTAAAGAGTGCGCTTAGGAGTGCGCTTCAATCCGCGCTAAACTGGTTGCACAATAATGTACGAATCTCAGTACCCGGATTTGACCCGCCGGGGCCGGGGAGTATACCGGGGTGGAATTGGTCGTTTCCACAGTTATATATACCAATGGCCGAGGGCGGTATTGTTACACGGCCTACACTAGCTCTAGTAGGCGAGGCGGGGCCAGAGGCGGTAATACCCCTTGCGGACTGGCGCAAACGTGCTACAGGCGGCTTAGGTGGAGCGAGGCAGGCACCGGGGAGCGACCGGGGCATAGTAGTAAATATCGATACTGTTTACGCTACGAGCGCAGAGGAAGCGCGGCTAAGCGTTAACCGGGTGGCATACGGCTTACGGGCTAAGATGCGAAAGAGCGGTACAGCTTGACGATACGTTATCCATATATGTACGAATCAGAAGATGGTAGTATTAGCGTAACGTTTGGTACTGCCCAACTAGAGTACGACCAATCGCAAGAGTACAGGATAGCTAGTGTACCGCTGGTAGGCGCGGACTATGAGCACGATTTTCTAGGCCGCTACCAGTCACCAAAGGCAGACGGGCTAGAGATTGTACGATGGATGATACTAGGCGTTAATGATGATGCACTAACGGAAGATACTTTTGACGACCTAGTTAGCAAGATAGACCGCATAGGCAGAGGTAAGCTATGGACTATCGATAGCCAGAGCACTAGACGTTGGTGCCGAGCGCGAGCTACGAAACGGCCAGTACCCGTTATTGGTGCAGAGATAGTTAATCATATGCCGGTAGAGTGCGAGTTTAAGCGTAGTAGCGACTGGTACGGAGAGACGCTACAAACAGGTAGTCAACTACTAGACAGTACGCCAGAGCCTTTTAACATTACTAACCCCGGTAATATGCGAGTACGAGACGCTATATTTAGGTTACGCAGCAACAGTGCTACAGGATTTACCAATCCGCAGTTTGTCAGTCAAGGAGTAGGTATGCAGATTGCGAGTACCCGAGATGCAGTAAGCGCAGATAGCGAGCTACGCATAGATGCAGGAGAAATGCGGGTAGAGTGGTCTAATGATAATGGTAGCACGTATACGGATGATTACGACAAGGTAACAGTACCAGTTACACAAGTAGGGCTACTCGATTTAGAACCCGGAGTAAATAGCATCATTTATACGGACGGCGGCACCCCTAACGCTACTCTAGAATGGGAGTTTTACGCGGCATATGCCTAATACACTAGGGCCAATAGATTACGAGTACCACGGGCTAGTAATGAAGCAGCAAGAAAAGGTAGAGAGCTACCTACATGAGTGCGACGAAGAACACCGGGCTAAGTATCACTGTAAGCCGGATGCTACATGGATACAGGAGGATTACGTAACACTGGATACCGGACAAAAGATAGTACACAAACCAACTATCGAGCGAATAGAAAGAGGTATTAGGAATGGCTAAGATTGTTAGAACTCAGATTGCAGTTACTGAGATAGAGCTAGAAGAATCGGTAGACGGGGAAGCTAGCGCGGAAGTCCTACTAGGTACGGCTCTGGCCGATACCGAGAACTGGACTACTCGAACTGCCCATGTAGTTTACGAAGTACACGCAGACACGGAAGATGGATGCGTAGTAAAGCAATTTACGAGGAGACAGTAATCATGGCACTAGTAAACCTAGCACGAGACCTAATAGCAGACGCCATAACAGGCGGTAGCACGTACACGAAGTTTACTAACGCGGCGGCGCATATCGGAGTAGGCGATAGCTCTA